TTTTTTAGAATCATAATCAACACCATCGCAGTTACCTCTGTAAATGCCATCCCAGACAGTGTCAGGTTTGAGATTATATTCATGAGTGAAATTTATGTAGTCACGAATTATAGGTTCCATGAAATGCCCGTAATAGGTGTATTCATTCCCCTCAAAGGTTGGATTAATCTTTTCCAAAGCGAATTTATATAAATTAGATCCTTCCATTATTTTTGGAATGTCTGAGCCCCCGATGTACTTATCTCTATCTTTTGTTATGTTATCCAATTTTCGCCTCCCATAGATCAAAGTTGAAATCTTGTTTAGAATCGATCGCACGATAAATGTCCTCCTCGATAGTGTCTCGAGTGATGAATTTGTAAGCCGTGACTTTATTTTGCTGTTTGAGTCTGTGACATCGTCCTAGAGCCTGATAGTACTCTGTGTAAGACTCTGTTGGTGAAAAGAAGATGATGATGTCCGCGTAAGTAAATTCAACGCCCTCACTACCGCTTTTGTAGTTTGCTAGAGTAACGGTATTCTTAATATCTCCAAAGTCAACAGTGGGAAAGTTCTTAACCTTACCATTGCATTGAAATATCTCTTTATTTATGATTTCTTTAATAGCTCTGATTTCACTTTCATAATTGTAAAATAAAACTATATTTTGCTTTGTGGAGTCTATGAAATCTTTTAGATATTCTAACTTAGCCTGTGTTGTGCAAGCTTGTCTCAAACCATGACGCCAACTCATTGCAGAATCATAAACAATATCCTCACAAACTCTGTGCTTTAATACAGCTTGGTATTTCTTCCCAACATTAAAGATTATGTCCTTGGTTGTCAGCTCTGGCAACTCTATACAATCCTCTTTGTTTAGACGCTTTGATATGCTTTGCCATTCTCTAAGTAGAGCTTTTGTATTTCTCCACCCTACTATTTCTTGATACCCCCACTGCATTGAGGTTATAGCGAATCTTTTTAGGAATTGAGTTTTGTTTTTAATTAAATCAAATATCTTTAAATAGTTAATTGCATCTGCCCAACTATTTGGCAATGGAGTAGCAGATAAAAAAATATATCCAATTGCTCGTCTACAAATCCCAAACGCACTTTTACCCCAAACTCCTGTAGAATCCTTGATTCTATGGCACTCATCAAAAATAATAAAGTGATCTCTCAATTTATCTTTAATTTTAGGCATATTGTTATATGAGACAATCTTTACATTTTGGATGTTTGGACACATCAACTCAACCGTACGTTGCCAGCCACCTTCTTTAATCTTGGATGCAGGTGCTACTATACAAAGAGGTTTATCCTTAAAATGAATTCTGTAGTGTGCCAAAGCCATCACTGTCTTGCCAATTCCAGTGTCACAATCATAGATCCAGTTTGGCTTTGCTTGTCTTATGTACTCTTGTTGATATGGATATAAATTCAGCATTCTTCCACCAACTTCTTTTTAAATTCTTCGAAATTACTAGGGCGTACCAACATAGCAAAGCCCCCTCGCTCTTTAATCTGAGCCAAGTGGTATTCTTGGATGTCTGTTGTTTTTCCATCTTCTCTTTTGACCTCTATGCCAACAAAACGACCATTTAGGCATGCAATGATGTCAGGCACTCCCGCCTTTGAGAACTTACAGCCAAAGTGCTTAAAATAGTAAGCACCTTGATCTGCTAAAAACCGCTTAATTTTGTTCTCTAATTGTTTTTCTGTTATCATACAAATATCCTTTTTTTTATAGAAAATCGAATTGAGACATCCCTAATTCGCGATATGGATCTGAAGACTGGTACTCTTCGTCCATTTCTATTTCTTCGCCCCAATCAATTACCATGTTTGATCTTCTAGCTTTTATTTGTTCATAGACTGTCACTTCATATATTCACCTCCTTGCGGTTAATTTTATTTTATCATAATCATGATTCAATTTCAACCCTAAAGTTCTAGATAATATGTCTAAAAATTCATTGTCCCAAGTCAGCAAAGTATTATAATGAACATAATGTTTTCCAGATAATTCATCATTCTTTAAAATATGTCCTTCTAAATATTTATCTTTTATCAATTTAACTTTTTGATCTCCGCACATCGTTGTTGATAAAATTTCAAGAGCTTTGTCAATTGAATCAGTTATCCATTTTAGGTATAAATATGTATTAGTATTTACATCTTCTTCACTAAGTATTTGTTTATTTTTCAAATATGAATACAATTCAACACGTAAAAAATTAACTTTTACTTTTCTTTCTGATAACAAAGTATTTACACTCTCCTTTTTAAATGTTAAAATATATTAAAAAACAGGAGCACAAAAAATGATATACGGTTATGCTGACAATACAAAAGATGTGATCAGTGATGTGAATAAAATGTATTCTGATGATGTAACTCATTCAAATCTCTTACGCCCAAATTTGGAAATACTCTTAAGTATTCTCAAACCAAATGACACAGTGGTTGTTAAATCACTAGGTCAATTAAATTGGGGCGTACGAAATTTACTTTTGTTGTTAATTAAACTGTTAAACAATGATGTGAATGTTAAGATTGTCGATTTAAACGTCAATTTATCTATGTACAAAGGTCTAATTGAAGATATATTTTCCGCTAACACTAGACAATTTGAGCAATTAAAAAATGTTAGTCCAAAGCCAAAACGAAAAATTAATAAAATCAATAAACCCTTATGGGATGCATATTATCTCTTGCTAAAAGAAAAGTCAATAGGAAAAAAAGAAATGGCTCAAAAATTAGGATTAACTCTTCCAACTTTTTATCGCCATTTTAAACAATATGAATCATCCTTGACTGAGTAAATCGTATGTTTTAGATGCTACAGATGCAGCGATAAAACCATTTATAAAAGACAGAGGTATCCCGCTGAAATTTTTAGATCTTAAATCTTGAAATATTAGAATTGAAGTAGCAACCATATACGCCCATATCTGAGCTGGAATAGGTATGTACATTTTAGTTATTTGTGTAATTAAACCTGTCGCTAAAGCGATTGTTGTGACACTTCGTAAACTTTCCCAAGTGAAAAAATCTTTCATATAATTTTAGCCTCCACGAATCCTTTATTCTTAGCATCATTCATAACTAATTCGGCTTTAATTTTGTCAGTATATGTACCAATCTGCACAGTGTAAGTCTTTTGAGTATATTTAATACCTAAAATCTCACAAACGCCTTGTGCTATAGACTCAGCGTACTCAAATATATACTTGTCAAATATTTCATTGTCTTTTTGATTAGTAATAAAACCTATTTCCAACAACATAGCTGGTGCGTTAGTATACTTCAGAACATAGAAGTTGTTCTCCTTAATGCCCCGTTTGGTCATCTCAGAAGTCACATTGCAAAGCTTCTCGTACACAATTTCAGCGTTTCTTTTAGTTAGCAATCTAGGATTTAGACAAGTCCAAACTTCTAGCCCATTTGCTTTTGGATCATCAAAGGCGTTCCTGTGAACGCTAATAAATAGATCAACATTAGCATTGTTAGCCTGAATAGCTACCTGAGCCAAACTCTCATCTGGATTGGTATTTACAACGGTAGTGATTCCAGATTTCTCTAACAAGTCGGCTACTAGATCTGTCAATCTCTGACAATCGTCTTTCTCTAATCTACCACCAATCCCGACTGCACCTGAGTCTTTGCCGCCATGGCCTGCATCTAAATAAACTTTCATTTAATACATTACTCCTACTTTAAAATAAGTTGATGCGTTAGTTATAGTTGTTGACGCTCCTTCGACAGCCCCAGTTATGTATAAATTTGTATCACTCCCTGATCCAAGAATACTACCTGTAACAAGTCCTTCACTATATTCGAAAGTCTCTCCAAGAACATATTTATTATATTTTGCATATACAGATATAGGATTTGCCGCCACATACGAAAATGTAAAGAATATTAATTTTACAGAGTCATCAATCACAACCTGGTTGGATGATAAATAAACTTTTGTATTACTAGCGTCTGTTTGAGCATCAAATGTCATATTGGCTCTAGTTCCTGTTACTGTCTCAGTACTAGTAAATGTGAAGATATTTTCTGTATATTTTAATATTGACGGAGATTCTATTAAAACGGGAGTTCCATTTTGATAGATAGTTCCTGCCACATATGCATTCCCAGCTATATCAACAGAGCCATCTGTATAAGTGTCATTTGGGATCTTTCCAAATCCTACAATTTTATTACCAATGTCTAAAGCGAGAGTCGGAGTAGCGGATGATACAGTTAGTGTTTGAGTATTATTTCCTAGTTTGTCAATGACTTGCACTTCAAAATCATAGGATTTTGTAATATCTAAATCGACAGGATTATATGAAGTTTTTGAAAAATTACCTCCTGCATTAGTTGTAAGCGTTATTGGATTCCAACTGCCAAAAGCTCCCCCGATTTCTTTATATCTGTATTGAGCAGTCTGAATGCTATTAGTTGTAGATAAACCAGCCCAATCTGTATATGTTCCTGCAAAAGCTATTAAAATATCTGCTTCTACTCCATTTTGTCGAGTTATAGATATCGATGAGAAAGCAGGAGCATTATATGTAATTCCCTCTAATGTTTTTGAAATAGTTAACTGATTGGCTCTGCTGTCTATAACTTTTAAGTTATAGGTGTTATCCCCAATGGTTGTAAAACTCTTGACAAAATTCAGAGAGTCGCTCTGGTTAGCATACTGAGTAGTTTCTCCAGGTACTTCAAAGACATACGCATCATTACCTAATGTTGCATAGTTCTGAGCTGTCGCTTTGGCACTAACTGTGATTTGTAGATCACTATATCCTAGAAAGAATTTTGAACTATCACCCGTTAAGGCAAGTGTTGTTGCATTTGCATCTTCATGATTGACATAACTTGCATCCAAAACAGGAGAATATAAAGTTAATGTTCCTATTGCCGTTTTAGTACTTGTCCCAACTAAAGTTGTTTTTGAGGAGTTAGTGTACGTCGATGTTGTAAACGTAAATGTAGTACTATTTGACGTTGTTATAATTTGATATATATCATCCAATTCAGCAGCAGAAAATGTAACATTCCCAGATAGATAATTATCTCTTGTTCCAATTGTATTAGATCCTATTTTAATTGTTAATACGTCATAATTAGTTGCAGATGGCTTGCTAACATTCACAGGGAACGATACCCCTACACCTGTCTCAGAATCTATTGAAAAATTTGGCACTGATGTAATTATTGACGCATAATTAGTCCGTGTCCCCGTTGCGGTTGTTGTAGCTGTATTACCAATTTGAGTGGTCTTAGATGAATCAGTGTATGTTCTTAATTCAAATGTGAATGTTTTGGAAACTGCACTTGCCATTCTTGCATACACACCTGTGTACGCAGTTGTTAATTCACCGTTAGTAAAAGTCACATTTCCAGATGCATAATTATTCCTGGTCGCTACAGTACTACCATCGATTTTAATTGTCAGAACGTCATAGTAACTTCCATTATATTTTGTGCAAGACACTGAAAAAGCACGACCTACGCCATATGAACTATCAAATGTGAAATTATTTACTGTGCCAAACGTACTTCCTGCCCCATCGACTGGGAGATAATATATATACCTGTAAAATCTGCTTTGTGAAAATAGATCATACGTTAAGTTTGTAGTACCACTAAGTTTATTTGGAACTTCGAACCACGCTGATTCGTATACAATAGGGCTTCCCCAGGTAGATGGTGAGAAATCTTTAATAACTGTCGTATTTAATTTCAATGTATTATCTAAAAAAAATGCAACATCAATTTGCTCAGGGAAAGAACTTGGAGCAGTAAGAGGATCGATTGATATTTTAGTTTTATAAAACATACTATTTACAGATCTATATTTATCGTAATATAAATCAAAATATATCGCAGGGCTTTCCACGCCCCATCTAAAATGTGTTGCTAATGTTGTCCATGCCATTATTTTTTACCCCAAAAAATATATATTTCCAGATGCATGTTGAAGGACTAAATCGTTGATGGTCAAACTAGAATTAACACTACCGCTCTCGGCTTCAAAAGTCTCACCGTAAGTAGATAAAATACTAGCACCGTCATACGTGTCGAAAGAATTAGAATCAGTTTGACTATACAAACTTGTGTTTGAAAGATTGTAAATTCTCTCCCCGTCCCTGTTCAGAACATAGTTAATTCCCCTAACTTCTTGAGCATTTGGAGTCCAAATCGTTGATTCACCATTTTGGATGATAAGATCTGTGATATAAAAATCACTATTGTTACTATAAATCACAATGCTTGGAGTGTTTGTTGTAGCAGTGAATGTATAACTAAATTCTGTTCTAGAAGTTACATCTGTGGTAGTACTCAATATATCTAAGTATGTCGAAGGTGTTAAATAAAGCCTGATATGACTCTCAGCCCCTCCGTTGTCTGTATGTTTATACTTACAAGATATTGTATAAACTTTGTCAATTTCTGTTTCGAAATTTTGAGTAAAAGTTCCTGTATTTAACATCAATTCTGATTTGGATAGAGTGTTTTGTTCAATCTCACTAGTTTGAGATATTGTATAATCAGCTCCAACACTTATAGCCCAATCTTCACCGTCTAAGAAAAATTGAGTGTTTTTTAATAAATTAAATCCTCCACTTTGGCTAATTCTATTTATTGTAGCAACAAGTGTTTGTTCAATAACATTCGTTAATACTTCAGTTGTCACATAATTATTACTAACGTCATTACTTATCTCTTGCGTTTGTTCAATTAAAGATGTGATTTCTTGTTCAGCTTTATCTACTCGTATTTCTGTCAATTTAGTTATATCTAACGAGTCGAGAGGATTAGAATATTCCACTGAAGCCTTGATCAAAGACGGTGCTTCTAATGTTATATCAGTACCGTTGTATGTAATCCTGAGTACAGTTGTTTCTATACTCTCACCATCTTTATTGACTACAGCAATCTTATCACCACATTCCAGTTGCGGATATAAACAGTTCTTAAGAACCATACTACTATACCCGAATCCAATACACTGTGTGTAAATAGCAGTTATTAAACTTTCCCGTTTACTTTGAGAATATGCAAAAGGGTTATCATTAATCTTAAGATAATTTTCCCCATAGAGGATGATTCCAGCCTCGTCACGAGCCTCAACATTCTCACCCTCGATATTACTTACCCCAAGCGAAATTATCGTTATATACTGAGTATCTCGCTTATCCTCAAACTCTTCGTACTCGCCGGCAGATATTGTAATTCCTGTAGTAGTTTGAAATAGTAAATATAGTTTGTCATCGCCTCTTATCTTGGCAAAAGAACCAGCCATTCCAGCCACTGCAGAGACTACATTTCCATATGTAGGAGCGCCATCAAATTGATTGGAATCAACAATAAAATCTGAGTTGGGGAATGTTGTAGTAGCTAAAGTAACGTTACAAGCTGTACACACTTCTTGGAGCACATCCAACATGGTCACAGTCCCGCTGGTGTAATCCAAAGCTGTCACGTAAGGATTAGCAAAACTTAAACCATAGTCGTAAGCAACAACCTTTACGCTTTCTTTTGTGTCTGATTCGTTAACTTCAGTAACTACAAATGTCCCATAACAGATAGATTCCCAAGATCCGTCATATAATTTAAATTCTTTATATGCTTTGAATTCTTTTCTTTTGAATTCATAACTATCTGCATATTCAAACTCAATTCTTTTCATGATAAAGTTTTGAACTATATTTCCATCTTTGTAGCAATCATCATAATAATCGAACCATAAGTACAATCTTTCGCCATCTATAACAATATAATCTCTTTCGGTTACTGTGTTTTGTCTAAGAGCTAAACTTAATTCAGAACTTATATCGACCATGAAACCTCCCCACTCTTAGTGAGTTGCACTTCAAAGTCTGCGTATCTTTCACCATTGTTTGTACTTATTATGGATAGAGGATTTTTAGTCACTACAAACTCGTAAGTTTCATACTCACGAGTGTGTGGATTCCAAACTTCGTATTCTCCATCTACAAACTTTTCTGAATATACTTTAATTGTTGCTCCATCCAAGTTACCGAACTTAAGAGAAATTGTGATGTTTGAGTATTGAGCGTACACTGTCTTTATAGTGCCATCTGCTTTAGTAGACTGATTAAGTACCACGGGTTGGTAATCAAACGTGTAACCTTCCGATAAAATCTGATCAAACTCATAACCATCTTTTTTGATTAGATACGTACTAATAGCCATATTGGAGCGACCTCCTATCATTTATTCTATTGACCGACTTAGTTATAGTTTCGCCGTCCAAATTTAAATAAGAGGTATAAGTTCCATCTACAGTTATAGGTTGCGTAGTCATTATATTATTATATAAATTTCCAGCTTGTACACTCCAATTTAATTTATCGTTTTGTAAATCAATAGCATTAGTCATATCGTTATAAACATTGCTAATTTCTTTTCCAAACCCTATCCCTAATCCTTGAGCCAAATATTTACCATAACCAGCTGTAATCTTGGATGGAGAGGCTATACCCATTGCCTTCTTAATACCATCGAGAATTCCTGTTGCAAAATCTTTAACTTTGTTTGTTATCCAAGTTGTCATATTTACAATCCCATCCCAAAGACCTTTTACTAAATCTTTTCCAACATTTACTATATTTTTTGGTAAATCTTGAAACCATTTCACGATATCATTTATAATAATAGGTATATCGTGTGCAATTTTAGCCTGCATGTCCTTTATCCAATATGAAATTTTTAGCACTGTGACAACTAACCATGTCCAAATCTTATCAGGTAGTTCAGAGAACCATTTGATCACCGCATTTATCCATTGAGGTATCGTCACTGTTGCAAAATCCCACAATGATAGTGCAAATTTAATTACAAATCCTATACACAATCCAATTAAATATCCGATCTTATATGGTAAATCAGAAAAGAACTTCACAATCATATCTGGTATCGAAATGAACCATGCAACAACTGCATTCCAGGTATCTGTTATCCATTTAGCAGAGTCTTTAAACATCTGAACAATCTTATTCCAAATTTCTATTACTGCATTTCTGAATCCTTCGTTGGTTGTCCAGAGATAGATTAAAGCTGACACTAATGCTGCAATAACCATGATTACTAATAAAATTGGATTTGCAGCTAATACTGCATTCAATGCGGCAAAAGCTACTGTAACAGCTTGAATTACGGCTGCAATATCTAAAGCTATCTTAAGTGCTAAAAATGCCGCTACGACTGGAACTACAAACTGTCCAATCAAAGTTATAGTATCAAGTAATGTTTGCCAATCTGTAGTCTCTATTTTGGTGGTCAGCCACGTCATCAATTCATTAATTTTTGGCAATAAGGTAGTTGCTATGAAATTGTATAGAGGCTCCAAAATCTTGCCTGACAGCTGACCAAAATTATCTTTTATTGTTGACCATTGACCGGCTAATGTTTTCGATTGAGTCTCCATAGCACCAGCGAATCTTCCCCCTTCAGCTGTAGCCGATTGAAAAGCTTGTGCAACCATTTCAGTCGTGATTTGTCCATTTGACATTTCAACCCTGAGCTCTTCCATACTCTTGCCCGTAGTGCGAGATATCTCTTGAAGTGGATTAAACCCAGCATTCACCATCTGTAACAAATCTTGCCCCATTAATTTTCCTGAAGCTTGAACCTGTCCAAATGCTAAAGATAACGCTTGAAATCTTTCTTTATTACCTAGAGATACATCCCCAATATTTTTCAACGTTGGCATTATAGTTTCAGCATCTGCTCCGAACGCAAGTAATGTTTGTGATGCCTTCGCTAGATCTGTGAGCTCGAATGGTGTTTTGGCAGCCATTTGTTGTAGATTACTAACCATTTGATTTGCTTTATCTGCACTGCCTAAAAGACTACTAAAACCAGCTTTGTACTGCTCCATCTGGCTGTTGAAATTGAATCCTGCTACACCTACAGCAGTGCCAATTGCAGCAATAGCCAAACCAACACCTGCAGCTGTTGATTTAATTATTCCCATTCCTCTTTCCGCACTACTGCCCATGCTTTGTAACCCAGTTTCAAAACCTTTTTTATCCAGTTCTGTGCCTATAACTACTTTTCCATCATTTGCCATCTAAATCACCCCAATGCGTTTGCAAAATCACGCTCTTTTTCAGTTTCTGTTCGCTGGTCTGGAAGTTTATATTTAATTTGTAAGTCACGATAATACTTCCTTGTTTCTTTGTCTTTTATTTGAGACAAATTGATTGCCCTATATCCCATAATCTTATTGAATAAATTATTCTCGCTTAAAGACGTGAATAGAGCTTTAAATTCCCACCAATGCATGTATTCTATGCGGTTTAGATTAATATTATATTCAGATAAAAACGCTGAGAAGATGTACTCAGCATCATGTTCAAAAGAATATATTATCTTTTGATTTTTACCGCTAGCTTTGGCTTCTTTTCCGCAAGAATAAAACCAAACTATATTTTTTAAAGCTGTCTGATAATCAACAACTTCTTCAGAGTAAAATAAATCGATTGCAAGACTTAGCTTCTCGCTGTCTGTTAACTCGCAATCTTGCATTAATAATTCAAACAAAATACATACTCTGAAGTCTGTGTTGATTGGAATTCCGTCGATTTCGTTCGGCAATCTATCAATTAGGATATTTGCCATTAAACCGTTTTAATGTATATTTTTCTAATCTTTTATTGTTTGTAGTGACTGATTCATTAGAAATTTCCATCAACTCAGCAAACACCATGGCACAAACCATCATGTCATTCTTATTTATAATTATTTCATTACATTTTTCTTCACCAAATAAATCTGTAATCAAATCTACGATTAATTGGCAACATATCTCAGCTTTCTCATACTGCATTAAATCTCTAGTTTGTACATCGTCTAGTTCTTTTTTAACGTGAGTTACGCCTAGTTCGAACTTCTTGAATTGCGTGGTATCAAATATATTGTAATCGACGTCTATTCCATTCAATTTCATTAAACGCTAGTTCCTCCCGCTGTGAATGTAGCAACAGTTTCATCTGCGTTCAAAGTAGCTGTACCTTCAATTCTCGAACCTTTAACTTTAAAAGTTCCAGTATAAGTGTATGCATCCATCGAGTCTCCTTCTGTGCCGCCAACTACTGCATAATCCCGCTGTATCGCGTTATATACGCCAGTTGATACAGGATCTGCTTTATCTACTACAACTATTGAAACAATTGCAGCAGTGCCTAGTTCTTCCCCGTTTATAATTGTTATTAGGGCATCATGAACATCGTTGTCACTGTATTGATCAAGGGTGAAATCAATTGATGGACTATATCCAGTCACATCTGTGTTTTCGAAATCTTCGTCTACGTACTGTCTAGTGTATTCCTTGGGATTTTTGTTTGTAGTTAATGCAGTGAACCCTGTCATACGTTTGTATTCGCCTGATACTTCCATGAATGCTAACTTATCTGATCTTTTTACTAAAGTTGTCATTATATTGATTGACCTCCGTCCTCATCGTGTTTTCTAAAATATGTAATACGCATCTGAATTGAATATTTTGCTGTATCTGTTTCTGCGTTTTGGATTGTTCCAACATTAAGACATTCAATAGACTGAATTCCCTGAATAACGGGTAAAATGCCATTTCTATTGCACCATTTAATAACATCGTGGAATTGGTTGTAGAACTCACTCTTTTGCATGTTTTCAACTACATCAGAACTATAGTATTCTCTTGAACCAAACTGAAAAACGTACTGATTCAAAGTTGAACCATCTACATATTGTTTTACAACTCTTTCTGTTGGGATTGGTTCTAGAACATACTCGGTTGGCATATCTCCCAAAAAATCTACATTAATCCTTGCAAAACTATCTACAATGGATAGAGTTTCTATAAAGTCCCTAATTTCACTTATCATCGACTTGTCCTCTTAACATAATTCTGTACATCATCAACTAACTGTCTACCCTCGGCAGATAACATCTTTTTATCCCAATACTTACCTCTGATACCTGATCCTCTATTCTCGTAATATTGGCGACGGGCATAGGGTACTAAATAGTCTATTGTGGCTGGTGATATGTTAACCGTATCTCGTAATTTTCCAGTCCTGAAAGGCACATATTTAGACATTCTTCGATATGCTTCATTGGCTAAAAACATTTGAGCTTTCCCATTATTTTCAATACCTAAACTTCTTTCTATCTGCCCAAGACTGTTTAGTTCAAGTTTTATAGATATACTCATGATCCAATCACTTCTATATGTCTCATATTTGAACTACCGAAATCTTTTATAGTGAATGTTGAAATAGTTAACACATCGTTATATTTACTCTCTAACTCACTCTGTTTTGTTATCTCATCAGTTACAGTCCCTTTGACAATTATGTCTCCATTTTGGATTGTCCAATAATTATCTGGATTAGACTTGAAAGTTATAGGATCAGTGAAGTAAGTCATATAGTTCGCATTAAAGGGAATATAAACAGTACAACGATCTATTCTAGCCATATCTCTACCAGTCGTGACACTTCGATTGGAATCCCATAGTACTTCAGCTATAACATGCCTTTTCCAGCTGTCCCCACGAGTGATAGGATTGAAATATTTGTTGTAGATAGTCATTGATGTATTAGTTTTCAAGTGCAATATACTCCTGTAGCTAATAGTCCTGTATTCCCAAGATATTGCATTGCCAAGTCGAAGTCTCGATTAGCTTGCATAGCGTAATTAACACTGTAGTTTCCAACAGTCTCCCCAGTAATAGTCTTCCCGCTGTCTAGGTCACAATCATAGTAATAATCAGCTATCTCACAAGCAGCAAGGTTATACTGTGTTTCGTATTGATCTTCAATAACTCTGTTTTGAGTCATTCTTTTTAGAGCGTAATCAGCTTTACTAATGTATTTCGAGAAAGATTCACCAGGGATATCGCATCCCTGATAGTCTTCAACGTAAAAGGTGTAGTCCGCTAAGGTCATACACTCAACGCTCCATTTGTTTTTACTTGAACTGCCAATGCATTTGTTACTGTGTCTTTGTAGATCATACGACCTTGCAAAGCTGCTGCTCCTATGTGTTGTCCGTCTTGGATGTCAACAAACTGAGGCATAATTTTCCACTCGTCTATTGCTTGACACCATGGCACAGCATAAACTATATATTCTACGTTCGCTGGCATTAGGTAGTTAGCTTTTACAGTCACGCCATTAATTCGCCCAATAACTCCATCTCTGATGAGTTCAGCACCCAACTGTCCCGATGTATTTGCAAACTTGTCGTCAGTTAAAAGTAATAGTTCTGTGTCCGCAGAAACTGCGATTCTAAGATCTGTAGCTCTGATCCCTCGAGCTTTTAAAGTCTTAACACTTGCAGCTATTGTTGAGTAAACAGTACTTGTAGTTAATGCGTCAGTATTAGCTTCAGTTGTTCCTCCATCTACTAATGCCGCTATAGCACTTTCTTCAAGTGTTTTACCAAGTATGTAAGCAGCACTTTCTAATCTTTGTGCTCGAATGTTGTCAGGTATTGCTAAAGCTTCATATCCATCTACAAGTTCACTAAAGCCTTTGTGGTTGTCCAAAAGAACTTGAGTATAAGTTGTTGCAGATTGAGTTAATGTGATACCATTCAAGATGTCATAATTTGATAGTGTTATGTCACCGTTACGAACTGGGATGTTAACTCCGCCAGAGATAGGATCCCTTTCGTAATCGCGTCTAAAGTCGTTTCTGATATTGAATTCTTGTCGCATTAATTGGATTATTGCATCTGCATATCGTTCCCTACGATAATGTGTACCGTTGATCGCTATTGGATTTGCCATTATTTTTAATCACTCCTGTAATAATTCGGATGTCTAGATTTTAGAATTGATAAAGCTCCATCCTCTTCTACAGCAGGCATAGTTTTGCTAACGATGACTCCCGTGTTGAGTGTTCCTGCTTTATTACTACTAGCAGTGAGATATTTTGGATTCTCTGCCAAAAAGACTTTGAGATTTTCATCAAAATCACCATCTTGCTTAGAGACTTTAAAAAGCACGTAGTCTGCATGTTCATGATCAACACCGCTACGCAATACGGTATTCTCCCGTTTGATAGTTTCTCTTTCGCTCATGATTTCGTGAAACTCTTTTTCCCGCTGTGCAATACGCTCAGCTTCAGTTTTTTGACTTTCTTTCCATGTTTTGAATGTCTCTAACTCTTCCTTGCTTGGCATTTGTTTCTTTGCTCTTGCCAATCTAGATTCAATTAGAGCGTTAACCTCATCTTGAGTGAATGTTTTTCCTGTTTCTACTACTTCTTCTGTAGTTTCAGTGTTTTGAATTTCTTCCACAAAAAAATCTCCCTATTGTAGGTTAGTACATATATATTGTACAACCTATTCTAGAGAGATTTTACACAGACTTTCTATTCAATTGGTACACTAGTAGATTCTGCTAATATATGAACACCATCTTCTGTATACGCATTACTTGATCTTGTTCCAGTTACTCCCGAAAAAGTTGGTTCTTCTGTAACTTCTTCAGTTGTTGTGGATGGTAATTCCTCAACTATTGTAAGTTCTGGTTCCTGCGTTATTACAGTACCGCTCATCGGTGATATTGCAGCTAAAGAAACAGTTGTTGCCATTAATGCACTTAGTATTATTCCAAAAAATAGTTTTTTCATGATACTCACCTTCCTTTTTTTTATTATATTACTTTCTTTGTTTTGCTAAATTCGTGTGATACTAACGTCTCAATAAACTTTTGTTCTAATTCGTAGGATTCTATTTGTTTTATGATCACCGTAACCCTGCCGACTTTCTTTGTAATCATTGTTCCCACCCCCTCCTTATCTTTGTTGTATTATCTTTTCAATCTTCAGTTTTGTTATCTCTTTATACAAATGAGTTGGAAAAATATTACATTTTTACTGCCCAAACTTTTACCATTTTTTAGGTACTTTTTTTGTGCATAATGACTATTGTTTTCAACAAGATTAATGAGAATCATATTCCCACAATATTTCTAAAATCAATTTGCCTCATAAACGCTCCTATTTCACTTTTTTCTATTGCAAAGGTCAAATCATATTCCCAACTCCGAAAACTCTTGTGGTGCGAACGCTAGGTGCCTTAGTTTTGATTTAATAACAAATCCTCAGATGCTCTTGCTAATTTTTCAAGATCAATTAACGGTTCGGTATCATATCCTTCCATGAAAACTCGCGGGATATCTTTGTATTTATTAGCTTTTAGGAAAGTTTGTTCAATTTTCTTGTCCATTTGAGATTTCATGTACTTATTAGGGTTCTTCCAAGATTCAGCAGCAAACCAATTGTCTAATCTCTTAATATATTGTTCGGTTCCATTTCGTTTATTCATCTCGATTACTTTCAAATATGTATTAAAACCTTTAATAATTTCCTCTTGACTACTACCGTTATTTATGGCAGACTTAACTCTAGAGAAACAAAGAGTTTCTCCTACTCTATGTTGTTTAGGATAGCGTTCCCAAACATTTTCATAGAACCAAGTTTTTAATTCTCTATCACGCTCCTTGCGAGCGTGTTTTATGTTCACCTCCTTTTTAGTTTTTGGAGCACTAGAATTTTTTGAATTTTTTTTGCTAGAGATTATTAAGTTTTGGTTATTACTTTTGGTTATTACGTTATGGTTATTATATACAGTCGTTTCTCCGATTACGTCGTCGGATTTTTCCGATGCGGTCGTCGTAAATTTACGATCACGTCTTCGTATTTCTCCGACATTGGATTTTAAGCCTTTTTCAATTTTTAATTTTTCTATAATTCGTTTTATATCCATGTCGTCAAGATTTAATCTGAAATATCTTTTATGTGGTAGACCCATCTTTTTTACTTCTAGGAAACCTAAACGAGCCAATTTGTCTATACATTTTTTTTGAGTCTTGTCCGAAATATTGGTTTCTTCACCTAGATCCTCTACTGTGTTGAAAAACCATCCGTCAGAAGTTAACATATTTTTTTCTTCAAAATAACAATATCTTGAGGCTAATTCGCAATATAAAATCGCAGTGTCGTTACCCAATAATTTAGCTAATTGTTTGTTTAATGGAATATAAGCATCCTTTCTAATCAAGCTAATAAACATTGACATTATTCAGTCACCTCCTCTGAATCTAAACAATCAATTTCGTCATATTCAGTTAATATCGCGTCCTCTATCAAGGCATCTAAACGAGATCTTAATATTTTCAATGCATCTAATCTAGGGATTACCATATCTCTTGTTTTTTTGTTTATAAAACCGATAAGATAATCAAATCGTCTTTTTAGCACTGCAGTGCTTTTAAACCCATAAATTTTTTGCAATTGCAACATTAGGTAATTTTCCATTTATTTGTCCTCTCATAATATTTTATTTTTATGTACAAAAAACACTTAAAATTTCGGCATGTATTTTTATATTTAAGTTGACATGTGATTCCTCCTGTGTTACTATGTCTATACAAAGTTCGTCCACGTTCCTCCACCTCTTTGTGAAGTTTTAGTGGAGCTTTGAGTAAACAAACTCTTTGACATCTTGTTTTTGACAACTACAGTTTATCATAGAGTTTTATATTTTGTCAAATTTTGGCATAAAAAAAAAAGACTCCCTCAGAAATGGGGGAGTTTTACCATGGCACAGGTTTAACTTGCCTTAACTCTTTTGTATCCAACAACACGCATTCTCTCCATTTCTGGTCTTAGTCCCGCTGTATCACTAAGCCTTTTATATTCGTTAGTAAGTTTAGTTATATTGTTCTGAGCCTTAGCTATAGCTTGTTTGTTATTACTTTCTCTAGCTATGATTTGAAAGTCTTTCTGAC